CTAAGGCTCAACTATACAGTTTACCCTCAAATATAAATGAACCGTCTTGATTGATAGGCACGGTTATGACCTGCACTTTACGATCTTGAACGTAGGCAACGGCAAAGCCTGTCTGCCAGTTAGCATAGCCTCGGGTATAAGCCATGCCTGAAGAACTTAAATCTACTAAATTGCCAACCTCAACGCCCCATACAGTACGCCCTAATTGGCCTCTAGAAGCCTCTGTAAAGGCCGAAACCCCTAGTCTATGGGTATGCCCACAAACTACGCTCTTTCCAAGCCTTCTAGCCCCATTTAAGGCCGTTTGTGATGGTACTTGACTAAGAGGGAAAGCGTCTCCGTGAACTGCTGTCCAGCCGTGTGCCCAGTCAAGCCCGAAAGGGTGGAATTTGATTTGCAATTTATCATATCCCATAAAACGCTCATACTGCATTTCTGGTAAATTGAGGAAGGAAGGGAGTCTTTTTTTGATTGATCTATAAAGTCTGATTCCATGATTGCTGCCTAACACGTCCGTTACTCCCAAGTAGGTTAATACCTCTTGGGTTAGTTTTCTATCATCATTTATGTTGCCGACCATCTCGTCAATAGTGCCAGCGTTAAAACCGCCTAATTGGGGAAGGTCTATTTCATCACCAATTTGTATAGTGCGGTGGGGTCTCCATTTTGCTAAAAACTTCCCTACTGTCTTGACTGCCTTTTCATCAAAAAATGGAACTTGGATATCGCTGATAAATGCGATTTTCTTCACTTAGTCCTCGTCATCCTCATGTGGGTTATGTTCAGGATTTACAGGGTCAAAATCAGGTGCAGTTGGAATTAACCAATCAGGAAAAGAATTTCTATCCAACATGCCAAGTGCTTGATCTACTGGAAAACCTGCTCTGCGTAGGCTCAAGTAATACTCACGCATAGAAATAGCGTAAGCATCTAAACGAGTCATAACTTGATCGTGTTGATACTTACCTTTACGCTTTGTAACTTTGCGTTTTTTCTTTTGAGCCATAAATAAATGTTACCTTCGTTCGGTGACAATCCTCAGTAGTTCTTCTTGGCGTGTTTCGATTCTTGCTAAACGATCTGCAAGACTACTTCCTGAATTCGGCGTAAGAGTCCACAACCAACCTTTGATTAGGTAGCGTAAGCCGAGAAAGAAACTTGTTAATACGGCGGAGACGGCGGCTGCTAAGCCAGCCCAACTTGCAGCATCCATTATTTAGCATTGACACCGTAGTCAACTTCAGTACCTGAAGATGGGTCTATGGCTTTTGCGATAGGGGCGATTACTGCGCCGAGTAAAGTTGCATAGGCAGGGTGTATGTCAGCGACAATAGCCAACGCAACTGTTATACCCGAAGCGGCAACTGCTCTTAAATAAGATTTAATTGCTGCTTTATGCTTGTTTGATAGTTTCATCTGTTCCCCCTAGTAATGGGATATTGAAAGGTTTCCCATTTTGATTTGGTTTAAAACTTATATGTATATGTTTATTGTGGGGATTCAACCCACGGTATTTGACCCAACGCCAAAAAGATTTTGCACTAGCAATCTTGCCCATATGTATTACATAAAGAAAGCGTCGATCACCTTGTTTTGCCGCAAGTCGTACTTGATCTGCCAAATAGATACTAATTCCTTGTTCTTCAGATAAGCCAGCGTCAATGTCGAGTGCGCATACTTCCCCTCGCTCATTGGGGTTATGTTCACTCTTTCGTGATTGATGACGCAAATCAGAAATCCATCCATCAGAACGCTTAGAACGATTTGCGAAGGATGCATTAACCTGAGACCTAAATTGCTCAGCCGCTTTAGATAGCCAAGGTTTCAATTTCAATCTCAATCTCTGGCATAATCCATTGGCAAGTATCTTCATTAAAACCAATAGCGTTATCTGGTTTGGGTGATATAAATGCATCACGCTCTATATCATAAATATAACCAATAGCAGCATAATTTTTTCTTATTTTGCCATTATAGGAAGTTCTTTTACAAACTTGTCCCCTAAAATTTCCATACCAAGTTTCTGTATCTAAACCTTCAATCAATTCAGTTTCATCAATACCCGTAATAACTTCAGTAACTATATTATTTTCATCTAAGAATGCGTAATGTGCCATTATACCCAACTCACATTTCCAGTGCCTGCTGTAATTGTAGTTATCTTAAAACCACCTGAATTAGTTGTTGAACCAGTTAAACCTGCACCAATAGTAATTGTCCCATTTGTATATTTAAGAATTACTACACCACTACCACCTGCGCCTGAAGTTACACTACCGCAAGTTCCGCCACCGCCACCGCCAGTATTGATTGTACCTGACCCTGCTGCACCACCACCACCAGTTGAACCATTACCACCGCCGCCAGTACCACCAGCACCACCTGCTAAATTACCACCGCCACCGCCGCCACCTGCTCTAGTAATAGATGAACCAGTTATTGATGATGCTGTACCTGCGCCACCATTTCCTGATGCAGTTCCAGTTGCCCCTGCCGCACTTGCACCACCGCCGCCACCACCCCGATAAGGTTGTGCATCAGCCCTGCTAGGTCCACCGCCGTTATTTCCTTGTCCAGCAGTTCCAGTACCAGCATTAGAACCAGAATCCGCACCAGCACCACCACCAGAACCACCTGAGCCAGCCGTTCCTGAACTATATTTATTACCATATCCACCTTTTGTAGATGTAATAGTTGAAAATACTGAATCGTTACCATTATTTCCGTTTGTATCATTTGTTGCTTGTCCAGCACCACCAGCACCTACTGTAACTGTGTAATTTGTTGATGCCGTTAAACCTGTTAATGTTGCAGTTTTATATCCACCAGCACCACCACCACCGCCGCCCACGCCACCTTGACCACCACCACCTGACCCACCGCCAGCAATGACTAAATACTCAACTGTGCCATCAAAAGGTATAGTTGGAATTGGATATAAAACACTTGTTACTAAATTACCAATCATTATGCAATACCACCTATGACATACCAAGTGTCTGTGTCAGTTTTAATACAAACTGCTGATCTATATTGCGCCAATGTTGGTTGAGCAGCAACAGCGCCTGCACTTAAAACAGTTGTAGTGCCTGAAGTAACCGCTTTAATTGTGCAAGTACCTGCGCCGATATTAAGAACGGTAATTGCTGTTCCTACTGGGTATGCAACTGAAGCGTTGGTTGGAATAGTAAAGTTGACCGCAGTAGCCTTGTTCATTACTACTAAGGCTTGGTATTGATCGTTTAATACTGGGGTGTAATCTGCTGTTTGTGCTGTACCTATTGTAAATGAAGTTAAGCCGTTGAACATTGCTGCTGATAGCACGTCACCGGTGCTTGCTGGAAATCCTGTTGCCATTGTGTTTTCTCCTTTAAGTGTCTAATTATATCTCAGTATGCGAGAATATCCTCGCCCAATACCCCATAGGTTGAGTTCCCGATTATGAAACCATCAGTTATAGGTTCAAGCGTGGTAAAAGTGCCCATCCATGAGTTAGGGGTTATATCCCAAGAAACGCCTTGAATCTGTAAGTTCTTAGTAATAACTGAAGAATCAGGCTGTATATTGGAAATAAGAACATTGTCAAAGTAGTCAAGGTCAAGCATGGTGTCGTTAGGCACTAAAGAGTCATAAAGGTCAACAGTCATACGATCAATGCGGATAGTGGTTGTGCTTCGTGTAGCCACATATATAGCGGCTATATTGGCTGCCTCAGCATCTGTCTCAACCACTAGATCGCTAAAAGATACTGAGTGAGGAAAATAGGTTGCCACCGAATCCAAATCGATATTGGTCTGAGTAGTACCACCAACCCTAGTAACTGAGCAGTTATTGACAATTAACTTATCATCAAAAGCAAAGATTAAATTCTTATATGGAATACCGCCTGTTTGATTGAAGGCAATAGGTGTGCCACCTGCTGAACTAATTGTATTTGATCTGTTCTTAAATATGGCGTTGCCTTCAGGTGATATATAAAAAGCACCTTGCTCTGAGGTTTCAACATTTTGCAAGGCTGCAAGGGCAGTTCTAGCAGTAGCAGGGTCAGCCTGAGTCAAAGAGTTGCCAGTATCTAGGCTGCGCATAGAGTTAGGGAAATCAACTGTATCTAATATCTTGGCTATTCTAGTACCAGTATCTTGTCCTGCTGCCTGTCCTGTAATTGTGCCAACAGTAGCCATAGCAAATAATCTAAAAGCATCAGCAGCGTTTATATCTACATAAGATACATTTTCTGCTTGATCGTATGTATAAACATAATCAGTCGTATAACCGCTAAATAGGTAATAATCTAAACCATTGTACTCAGCAGATATTCTAAGTTTTCTTAATGGTGTTAAATAACCGTAAAGATCAGAACTTGTATTTTGAGGATTGAACCTACCGTCTTGGTCGTAAATTCTTATTGTGCAAGTGCCAGCCTCGTAAATATCACGTCCTATGTTTCGACCACGATTTATCTTAATTGATCTAGTAACGTCGGTTAAATCTATAACTAAAGAAGGTGCAGTTTGATCTGACAAAATGCCAACACCTAAGACGCCGTTAACTGGGTCTCCAATGGTAAAAGGGTTACCAAAGGTCGCACCTGAACTAAAGTTGAGGCTTATATTAAGTACTGGCAGCGTCATGTTATCTAAATGGGTTGATGGATGAGAACGAGCCTGAGGCGGATTGATTAATTAAGCCATTACGCAATTCATCAAGTAAGCCTTGAGTTGCACCGTTAACAGTTACGTTTATCACTTGACCGTTTCGGTCTAGCCCTTGGCTCATGTAATAAGCCTCAGCCTGAGCCTGTAATCTATATGACATTGATGCCATGATTGCCTCAGATTGGGCTATTGTTGCTGGCTTGCTTTGTAAAGCCTCAAGTTGCTTGGCTGTCATTTGTTGCTGAGGGTTAATATCTGCGAACATAACACCGTTTTTAGTAAATGGCGCAGCGATAGCCTCAGTCCTTGAACTGACATTTTGAGCAGCACCCATTGACGCTAACAATTTGCGTAGTAATTCAATTTGAGCAATCAGCATGTCAATGTCTTTAGACCAGCCCTCAAATGGATACAAAGCCTTAGGCAGTTTAGCAATAGCCTCAGCAAGGTTAGTAGTTTGTAATTGAGACTTAATTAACTCATTTGCTAACTTGGCTGCCTCAGTAGCGTTCTCTTGAATCAAAGCCAACTGCAATGATAGTCTTAATTTTTCTTGATCTGTAATCTTGTTTTGAAGTGCAGCATAAATCTGTATTTGTTCTAAATCAAATATGCTAGATATTTGTTCTAGTTTTTTGCGATCAGCCTCTAGTTTCTTTTGAGCAGCAACTAAAGCCTTCTCTTTAGCAATAGCCTGTTGCCTTGCTCTAAGTTGCTTAGCGGCTTCCTTCTGTAATGCCTTTTCTTCCTTTTGTAACTGAGTGTAATCAAACTTCATAGCCATAGGGTCAAATGGCTTATCAAAGTTCATTTTATATTGAAGAATAGGTGAGTCAGACGGTGTAGTTAAATTCTGTAATCCAGTTCTAGTGACTTTAATAAATCTAGAAACATTGTTAATAAGTCCAGCCAATTTATTGCTAATGTTGTCAATGCTGCTGCCGTATTTATCAGGGTCTCCAAATGCAGAATCAAGGGCTTGAACTAAAGCACCGCCAATAGTTTCTTTAGCATCCTCAGCCTTTGCGGTAAGAATTGCCATCTTGCCGGCAAAGGAGTCTGCTGCTAACGCTGCCTGACCGTTGAACTTCTTGGCTAAATAAGTTGTTACCTTATCCAAATCCATAGTCTTTAATTCAGCCTTAGTTAAACCAACTTGAAGTTTTCCAATGGCTTCATTTTCTCCCAGCGCAGCCTTGCTTAATGCGGCAGTCACACTTGCAAGATCACGTCCAGTTCCTGCACTTACGTCTAACGCAACACTTAATAGTTCTTGAGATTTTTTCGCATCTAAAGTTGAGTTAACTAATTGAGTAAACGCCGGTCTAAGTTGATCGTCTAGAATGCCAGTCTGATTTTGTAAGTTCTGTATAAATCCAGCCGTGCTTAAAACTGCATAAGATTGACCTAAGTTCTGTAATGTCTTACTTAACTGACCTGCTGCCTTCTCATCCTCAGCAAATGCCTTAACTGCGTTCTTGCTAAATCTTATTGTTGCAAATGCACCAAAAGCCAAGCCAAGGGCTTTAGCACCTTTAGTTAATGTACCTAATGATTTGCTAGCAGCCTTAGCCCCTTTATCAACATAGGTACTAACAATAGGAATTTCAATGCCGGTAGCACTCATGCTGCTAGTCCAATCTTTCGTTTGATGCTTGAGTTAAATGTAAAAATTGCTTTATCAATAGCCTTAAAAGTCGCCTTTGTTACTTTGCCTTGATCTCTAGCAAATGCCGCATAAAGTAAGCGTCCTTTATTCTTACGTCCTCTACCTATGCTTTCTAGTTGTGCCTCTTGATCGATAGAGTTAACAAAATGATAACCAGCAAAAGGGTTATTGCTATTGTAGTTTCTAGTCGCTCTTGCAATTTTCTTGCCTTTGTAAAAGTAATAACCTTCAGTACCCTGAGTTGGTGTATTTTGATAAATCGTACTTTGAACAGGTGCACGACCATCAGGGTTTTTACGACCTGCGGTCTCATAGATAGCACCTGCGGCAGAACGGTTTAAAAGTCTATAAGTGTTAACAAATCCTGAACGATTAACACGAGAACGTCCAATAGAATAAGTTAAACCTTTTCTAATTACGTCAGGATTGTATTTTGGGAATCCTCTAGTTTTGCCAGCAGTTCTAGAAACAACTTCTTTTCCTTGATCTTGCCATCCGCTTAGACCTAGGATTTCGTTAGGAACTTTACCTTTAGCGTCTTCAACAACTACACGCATTGCAGCGCGTATCTCTTTGTTCATCTCTTTGTAAAGGTCAGGCGCGAACTTCTTTAAGGCTTTTTGAACCTCAACGATACCTTTTACCTCTACTGGCATTTTCCACCCTTTTTGATCTATCTTTCATATAAGCCAACGTTGCTAAAAACATTGACCTATCCATGTTAATAAACTCTGAGTGCGGTATGCCAGTCTCAACTGCTAGTTGTGCAATTAAATACGTAAGGTCATACCGCGTTACCCATTTGGGGAGTTGGCATCCATAATCTCTACCTTAGATAGAGTTTCAAGATACTTTTCTCCAAATGGTGCAACTGTTACACCAGCCCGACGTTCGGCTTCCCATGAAAGCCAATAGACGTCTGACTGTCTTTCTTCATCTCTAAATCTCTTATGAAATCCAGTTTTAAAATTCTGCTCGAAAGCGTATTCGAGTGCAGGGGAAATTTCATACTCTGCAACTTCCCCTGAAGCCTTGGACACTCTTAACTTAATCATTTATACCCCTTAGAAAGTACCTGTTGTAGCAACGGTAACTGCACCGTTGATAGTCCATGTTACATCCTGAGTACCTAAATCTCCAACAGCACCGTTAATGTCGGTGGTGTTATTTACTAATGCAGTAAATGTGTAAAGAGGGTTTGTTGCGCTTACAGCAGTTGCAGACTCTTGCAATAAAACGCAGGTTACTGAAGTTCCCCATGCGCTTTGCAAAGTCTGTAATACCTTGCTAGTTGCGGTGTCATTTAGGAAAGAGATTGTTACGCTTGATGCTTCCAAGCCCTTTACGAATTTGTGACCTGTGTCACCCATTGCGGTAACCTCAAGTTCATCAAATGAACGGTTCAATGTGACGGCGGTCACATGGTCTGAAAGGTCAACGGAATTAACCTTTACGCCGACCTTGTTATTTAGAAATACAGCCATTGGTTATTCCTCATCTTTCTTTGAGACTGGTTTTGGCTTATCTGATTTTGTTACTTGCCCGACTTTTTCAAGCCAAGCCTTGTCCTCTGAAGGAACGTCTATAATTTCACTCATTGTTTAACTCCAACTTGTCATGATTGAGACGGACATGTCACTTGTCAACATTTCGCCAGCAACACCTGATAAAACTGTTGGTGCTGAGATATTATTGACAATAACGCTTAAAGTAGTTGATGCCGCTAACTTATTGAATACACCAACAGCCATATCTTCAATGCCAATTAGATTGCCTTGATTATCTAACATGGGCACGATCATTACGATTTTAAAATTTGCTTTAGGTGCAACAGTATAAACGTTGTTTGATGGCTCAATGTATGGGTCATCAGGTTGCACAATTACTGAATTTGCAATGGGTGTAGCAGGTGGAAAGGCAAAAACCTGCCACACCCCAGCGTTCTCTAACGCTGTCGCAAGGGTTGACCTGAGAGTTGTAACGGCAACCGTCATCAGCCAACCAAGCCATTAGGTGATAGATGATTTGCTAACAATCCTCTGAGCCTTGCGAGGACGGTGTTCCCCATGCGATAAGGCGAAGGCTGAAAATCGGGAGAAATCCCACCTGCGTTTGATGCTTGTCTTGCTTGCCAAATGTCAACCGCCAGCATTGCGCTCGCTTGACGAACCTCAGGTATTGTTGCGTAATCGACATTTGTTACCGCAGATATTGTTCCATAAGGTCTAACTAAATGTTTTAATTCTGTTGATACGTGACTGATAACATAAGAAATAGAATAATCTGTTACTTCAGTAATTGTTTTGTTTCCACCGTTATAGTGCGCAGCGACATTTTCAACCGTTACTACGTCGCCAACTTTCATAGCATGAACAGTATCTGTATATAAAGTTCCTAAAGTAGTTGTGCACTCTTTTGCAATTACATTGTAGTCATTAAACCATAGATAGCCTTTGACAATGTTTTCGGCAGCCTGAGCCACTTCTTCCACTACTGAGTCAGAATATAAACTACCTATTCCAAGTAGTGTGCGAAGTTCTGCTTTAGTGACGTATGTAGCCGCCAAATTATTATCCTTTCTTAAAGTAAAGGGGCGAAGGCTTCCATCGCCCCTTTACAGGTGATTCCTATTTAGGAAAGTTTATGCAACCATCCACTTGTAAGCACCAGCAGCAACCTTAGTTGCGATTGCGCCGTAGCCATAGTAAGCAACCTGAATTTGTCCTGTTGAAATCAAGTTGGTCTCTAGGCGGTACTTGCTTGATTCATACCATGTGTATGAAGATGGATTTAAAACGATAATTGAGTTATCGCCAGTTCCTGATAATGAACGTGAAACGCGTAAGTTCAAACCACCAATGTTACCGCGAACATTTGTTGGGGTTAGATTTCCTGAAGCGTTCTGAGGGTTAATTGTCTGTACGAATACAGCACGGTTTGAACCGTCAACTAATCCCATTAAAGCACCCCATTGCTCAGGTGAAACAACAATGTTCTCAGCAAAGCCGAGTGTTCCTGAGTAAATAGAAACTGCTGCATCTGAAATAAAGTCTTGGATATTTGCTGCTGACATTGTGCGATTTCCGCCGTCTGTTCCGCCAGTAATAATTGCAGAACCAACTGCTGTGTCAGTTGCTTTAGCATAGGAAAATTCCATCTGCCTTACAAGTTCAGAGAAGAACGCAGGACTTGATCTATCAAGCAATTCAACACTAAATGTTTGTTGCCCCGCATATTTGCCAACATTTACTGACAAGAAGGAAATGTTTTGATCTTGCTCAGATGGTGCTGCGCCTTCTGCTGTTAATGCAACAGTTGGTACTTGAGTAAGTTTTGGAATTTCAAAAGTCATACCTGCGTCAGGTAGTGCTGCTGTTGAAATTGAGTCGATAAACGGTCTGTCAGCATTTGAAAGAGGGTTGATAACCTCAGTTAGTTGACGAGTAGGAATTAAACCTGCGTTGTCAGTTGTGTCTGCTGCTGCGCGGATATATGAACGAGCATCCTCGTCATTTAGATATTGTGCGCGAAGTGTGTTCTCTAGGAATTTTTCCTTTGTGAACTCAAGACGTGGCTTTGTGTAAATTGCTGCTGTTACTGTTGGGCGTGAGGCTTCAACCGCTGGGGTCTCTACTACCTCTGACGCAACAGGTGTTTCAGGTGTTGTGTTTTCCACAATTTCCTCTTTTTCTGTTTTGGTTTCGGTTGATTCTGCCTCTGCGCTTGACGCAGCGACTGAAGTGACAGCGGCACTCGAAAAAGCGGCAGCCTGAACAAGGCTGACTTCCATGAGTCTCGCTGCACTAACTCTGTAAATGCCGTTAGTGTTTTTGCCTTTCAAAACTTCAACACCAACGCTTAAACCTGATCTTAAATTTTCGCTTGCCTCAATTAGGCTATCTGTTCCTTTAGTTGTATTAGAAACTTTAAACTCTGCATAAATACCTGAGTCATCTTCGTCAACTTTCTTCATGCGACCTATTGGAGACTTAGGGTCATGCTCAAGTAACAACTTAACTTTTGATGGTTCATCAATTTGGATTGAACCTTTTTCAAATATAACTTTGCCAACTGAAGTATTGCCAATTTCGTTTTCAAATGGCACTATCTTGCCAGCAATAATACGACGAGACTCTGAAGCCTCTAAATCTGCACTAAAGTTAATTATTTCCATTTGGGCTTAGTTCTTCCATTTCTCTCGCTTGTTCTACGGTTATTAAACCGAGACTTAACATTTTTTCAATTACATTTAAACGCTCTAATGGATTTGCTCTTAAAAATCCTGAGTCCATGTCGAACGCGATAAATTGTGTGCTCGTTGACAGATCATCCATACTAAGACGATTCTCAACCGCGCTTACATAAGGTTGCAGGGATAGTGCAACAAATTGACGACGTTCATCTTGAACGTTGGCATAAGTCATACTGTTGTTCATGTCTGCACTTATGTAATATGCTGGCACATTGCAAAGTCTTGCAATTTGTGTTGCCATATATTGTTGAGCCTCGTTATACATCATATCTTTAGGTGAAAACGAAGTTGCTTGATATTCTAAAGAAGAAGTTAAATACGCAGTTGCTCTTTCAGCGCGAGAACGACGCCAAGCCGCTAGTAATCCAGCAACTTCTTTCTCGCCAAGGTCTGCGCCATTATTTTTTAATATACCTGAAGGAACTGGGGTTGCTGCTGCATTTGCCGCTGCTTTTTCCAAATCAATGGCTGCTCTTAAAATTCTTGAACCTGCATGAAGAATACCGTCAATAGGTGATTGGAAGGTGACGAGCGAGCCAACTCCACTCATAGGTCTCTCAACGCCATCTACTGTATAGAAATCAACAAAAGTGTTATTTTTATTTAATTGAACTTGAACTCTAGTGTTATTAACAAAATCAAATCTTGCTGGACGATTGTCGTCTTGATAAACTTCGGTTACTTCTAAATATGCAGATCCATAAAATAGTAATGAGTCAACCAAGGCGGTGACGATAACTGAGTTAGGTGCTGACTTAGATAATTGATTTACCCAAGGCAAGTTAGGTAATTCTTCTTTTGTTGCCTTTGAATAAGTGCTGAGTTGCATAGTGCCGATTGTTGTGGCGATTAAGTTACGACAGCGCATAACTGCTGGTACGGAAATTGCTTCATCTCTACTTACAGATTGAAACGGTGTAAATTGAGAATAGTAAGTAAAAGGGTCAGTTACGACAGGTGGCGCAAGTTGCGCAGTAATTTGAGGTTTAGGTGGTAATCCTACTAAATCGCGGAAAAATCCCATTAGAGAATTATATCACCAATTTAAACGAATATCTTAGGTATTGAGATGGGTTTGCTCAACATGTGGACAATCATTGCAGTTGAAATCGCAGCGGTTACGTCTCCAGCAGATTTTCTTCTTATGATTCTCCATCCTGCGTCGTTTGTCTTAGCAGCGCAGTTATTCATTGAACTTATCCACTCAGGTTGACCGCTATGTATTAACCTAAGGTTTGATAACGAGTCTGCAAGTTCCCCGCAAGCCTGATAAAAGGCTTGTCCTGATATATCTATAAGTTTATGACCTGATTGCTCTAATTTTTGCGCAATAGAGGCGGTTGCGTACTTATCGTAAGCAATTTGAACTGGACGATACTTCATAGCCCAATCATGAATTGAACTAGCCATTTTGACCTCATCAATAGCAACTTCGCTACTAAAGGTTTCCATTACACCGACTGCAATTTTGCCGTCAACGATCTGACCTGCGACCAATGCACCAGTTCTTTTGCTTGGACTTACGTCAAATGCCATTACAGTCATTGCACCTACTGGTAATACCAAATCAGATACAGAACATGCCTCTATCGAGCCAAATGTCCATGGTGAGACCTGAGAGTCAATCCACATACATAATGTTTCAGTTAATGTGGCTTCAATCGAGTTAGTGGCTATTGATTCTTCGATTGCTTCCTCAGTTACGGTATAACCAAGTGCAGGGTTAGCCATTGCCCAAAATTTACGATTCCTAATATCTTGCCTTGCAGCCAAAGGTGCTGAATACTCCCAAAACCCAAAAGTCTTAGATGGATAATCCATAGCCCTTTCTCTTAAATCATTTAATACCGTACTAAAGGCATCACCAGCATTTGAAGTAAATAATGTTTGAGAGTTAGGTCTTGCTCTTGTCGTTGGCACAGCCGCTTTAAATGCTTCTTCGCTAATTTCTCGTAATTCGTCAATGTAAAGGAAATCTGCGGTCTTACCGCGTGAGCCATCTCTTGTTGCAGCAACGATCTCATATCTTGCACCGTTAAGCAATGTTATAGATTCTTGCCCGTTAGCGTATCTAATACTCCTTACCTGCGCTTTTAGAAAGTCATTGTCCTCAATAGTGTTAGCAACTTGTCTAAATGTATCTAATGCCATGTTTCGGTTAGAGGACATTGCAATAATGTTCTTTTCCTCAAATAGAAAGAGACCAGCCAAAATACGCATACGAGCAAGGTGGGTTTTACCTACTTGACGTGCACATAGCAATAAATTGCTCTTTCTTATGAATTGATTCTCAGAATTCACGCTCAACATATCTTCAAGTACGTAATGCTGCCAAGGTAGCAACGGCATTTCAATTTTCTCTGCTAACTCAGCCACCTCAGCGATTCGAGACTTAGTTTTAAGCGGCGGTGTCTGAATTCTTGGTTTTGTTGAGCCTAATATGGGCTTTTTTGTTAGCCCCCGATTTGCGGGTTTTTTCTTGGCTTTGATCGGCTTTGTGTCGGCTGTCATGGCTTTTGAAAAGGCGACAAAGGTCGTGTGATCTGCGTCTCAGGGAGAGAAG